ACATTAGGTAAAGATTGGGGAATTTACATGCCCGAAGTAAAATATTTGTCACCTGAACCTTTAGTTAACTACGATGATTTAAGTTTAACTAGGTTTCCTAACGTACATTTTGTAGGTGATGCATTGTCAGCAAGAGGCATTACAGTGTCAGGAGCTCAAGGTACTTATGTTGCAGAATCACTATTAATGTTAGATAAAGAAGTTAATGATTTTTTAAATGATCCTGTTAATAATAAAGAACCACATGAAATGGGTGATATACATGAAAATCTTATAGGGGGTTTAACAATGCCTAAAGAAAATACTAATAAATTAAAATAATGAATTTAACAAAAGAACAAAAAGCAGACGCATTAGCTGAAGAAATCCAAAATATTAAAAAATGGGTTAATCCTAAAACTAAAGTAAGAAAAGTATCTAAAATTGAGGAAGATGGAACTAAAACAATAGCACGTGTTTTAGATTATGGAAACAGAGCAGTATTCCATGATGAAGATGGTCCAGCTTTAATTAATAAAGAACAAAAAAGAAAAGAATACTATTTAAATGGTATTGAATTTACTTATGACGATTGGAATGAAATAATGAAAGGTAAAGAAGGCCTACCTTGGTATAAAAAACCTGCTGCTAAAGGACAAAACCACAGAAATTAATATGAAGATAGGATTTTGCGGAACAATGAGTGTAGGAAAGACTACACTAGTAAACGCTTTAAAAGAATTACCAGAATTTAAAGATTACACTTTTAGAACAGAACGTTCTAAATATCTTATGGAAATGGGTATTCCTTTAAATACAGACAGTACTTACAAAGGACAATTAATTTTTACAGCTGAAAGAGCAGCAGAATTAATGCAAGAAAAAATAATAACAGACAGAACAATAATTGATGTTATGGCTTTTTCTAACTTATCAACATCAATGAAAGAACATGAAAAATTCTTTTTAAACACTGCATTAACCCCCTTAATAGATGAGTATGATGTTTTATTTTATGTTTCTCCTAAAGGAGTTGAAATAGAAGACAATGGGGTTAGAGAAACAGATGCAAACTATAGAATGGCTATTGATAGAGAAATAAATTCAATTATCCAAATGCATAGAGGTAATGCTATAACAATTATAGGCACTGTAGAAGAACGTATAGAGCAAGTTAAAAATACTATAACCCAATATGTATAATATATGGCACAACCTAACATAAAACAAATTATAAAACAAGAGTACATTAAATGTGCTCAGGATCCTATCTACTTCATGAAGAAGTATTGTTGGATTCAACATCCCACAAGAGGACGTGTTCAATTTAATTTATATCCTTTTCAAGAAGGTACATTAAAATTACTTCAAAAGAATGACAGAAGTATTATCCTTAAATCTAGACAGTTAGGTATTTCAACTTTATCCGCGGGTATTTCATTGTGGATGATGGTATTCCAAAAAGACAAATCAATACTTGTAGTTGCAACTAAACAAGACACTGCAAAAAACTTAATAACAAAAGTTAAGTTTATGTATGACAATTTACCTTCATGGTTACAAATTGGTTTTACAGAAAATAATAAGTTAGCATTAAAGTTAAAAAATGGTTCTCAAGCAAAAGCAGTCTCCGCAGCAAGTGATGCTGGTAGATCGGAAGCAATTTCTTTGTTGATTATTGATGAGGCTGCCTTTATTGAACAAAATAGAATTGAAGAAATTTGGGGTGCATCACAACAAACACTATCAACGGGGGGTAAAGCAATTGTTTTATCTACACCAAATGGTACAGGTAACTTTTTCCATAGAATGTGGAATAAAGCAGAAGAAGGAACAAACGGTTTTGTCCCAATTAAATTACATTGGTCTGTCCATCCAGAAAGAACCCAAGCATGGAGAGACAAACAGGATGATGAGTTAGGTTTAAGAATGGCAGCACAGGAATGTGATTGTGATTTTACAACCTCTGGTAATACTGTTTTTGAAACAGAAATAATGAAATTTATTGAAGCTTCAAATATATGTGAACCAATTGAAAGAAGAGGTATAGAGGGAGGATTACACATTTGGGAATACCCCGACTATTCAAGAAATTATATGATAACTGCCGACGTTGCTCGTGGTGACAGTAAAGATTTTTCTGCCTTTCACATTATAGACATTGAATCTTCAAAACAAATTGGTGAATTTAAAGGTCAAATTGGTACTAAAGAATTTGGACATATGTTAGTTTCAATTGCCACTGAATTTAATAATGCATTACTTGTAATTGAAAACGCCAACATAGGATGGAATACAATTCAAGTAGTAATTGATAAAGGTTATCAAAATTTATATTATTCACCTAAAGGAGATGCAGCAACAAACGCAGATTCATTTTTAGCTAAAGGATACGATATAACAGACACAACAAAAATGGTTCCTGGCTTTACAATGTCAATGAAAACAAGACCATTAACAATAGGAAAATTAGACGCTTACTTAAGAGAAAAATCAATATTAATTCAAGGAAAAAGAACATTGGAAGAAATGCGTACTTTTATTTGGAAAAATGGAAGAGCAGAAGCACAAGGTGGTTACAATGATGATTTAGTAATGTCTTTAGCAACAGCATGTTATGTAAGAGACACAGCATTAAAATTTGCTCAACAAGGAATTGACATTACAAAAGCAGCATTAAGTAATTGGTCAAAAAGTACCCCAGGCATTTATGTGGGGGGAACAACTAAAAAAGATGCAGGTTGGACACAAGATTTAGGAGAACATGGACAACAAGATTTAACTTGGCTCCTTTAATATGTATTAAAAACAATAAGAATGGCAGACACTAGTTTATTTACCAGATTAAGAAGATTATTTTCAAACGATGTTATTATCCGTAACGTTGGGGGGAAACAACTTAAAATTATGGACACAGGTAGGATCCAAAAATATGGAAACCTAGCAACAAATTCACTTTATGATAGATTTACACGTTTACACAAACCTGTAGGATCCTCATTACAATATAACCCTACACTGAATTATCAGTCAATGAGACTTCAGCTTTATAGTGATTATGAAGCAATGGATCATGATCCTATTATCGCAGCTGCTTTAGATATAATGGCAGATGAAACAACTACTAGGAATGAATATGGGGATGTTTTAAACATTAATTCCTCAGATGAAAATGTTAGAAAAGTATTACAAAATTTATTTTATGATGTTTTAAATATTGAATTTAATTTAGCTACATGGGTTAGAAATATGTGTAAGTATGGAGACATGTATTTAAAAATGGAGGTAAGTGAAAAATTTGGTGTTTATAATGTTATACCTTTGTCAGTGTATGAGGTAGTAAGAGAAGAAGGAACCGATCCTGAAAATCCAGCTTATGTTAGATTTACAATGGATCCTAATGGTTTAGCTTCAGGGGCAACTAATACAATTAGAAGAGATCAATTTACATTAGAAAATTACGAAGTCGCTCACTTTAGATTACTTACAGATTCAAATTATCTTCCTTATGGTAGATCATATCTTGAACCATCTAGAAAAGTATTTAAACAATTAATGTTAATGGAAGATGCTATGTTAATTCATAGAATTATGAGAGCACCTGAAAAAAGAACATTCTATATTAATGTAGGAGCTATCCCGCCTGAACAGGTAGAACAATTTATGGCTGAAACTGTTGGTAAAATGAAAAAAACACCATATATAGATCAAAATACGGGTGATTATAATTTAAAATACAACATGCAAAATATTACTGAGGATTTTTACATTCCAGTAAGAGGAAATGATAATTCTACTAGAATTGAAAGCACAAAAGGTTTAGATTATGATGGTACAAATGACATTGAATATTTAAAAAATAAAATGATGGCTGCTTTAAAAATACCTAAACCGTTCTTAGGTTATGAAGAAGGAGTAGAAGGAAAATCAACATTAGCAGGTATGGACATTCGTTTTGCCCGTACAGTTGAACGTGTTCAACGAATTATAGAATCAGAATTAACTAAAATTGCGTTAGTACATTTATATTCCCAAGGTTTTGAAGATAAAGATTTAGTTGATTTTAAATTAGAATTAACTACACCATCAATTATCTATGAACAAGAAAAAATAGAACTTTACACTGCAAAAACCACAGTTGCTAAAGATATGATAGATGGAAAATTATTTAGTAAAGATTGGATTTATGAAAATGTATTTGGTTTGTCACCTGACCAGTATAATGAACAAAAAGACACAATGGTTGATGATGCCTTAATGGCATTTAGATTATCCCAACTTGAAAATGAAGGAAATGATCCATCAGAATCAGGAACTTCATATGGTACCCCCCACGATTTAGCTTCATTATATGGTAACAAAAGAGACAAATCAGTAGGACCAGCACAAGTCCCAACAGGTTATGATGAAAAAGACCAAGGACGACCAACAGAAAAACCTCAAAATTATGGTTCAGACCAAAGTAATTTTAGTAGAGACCCATTAGGTAAGAAAGGATTATCTGCTGCTAAACCTGAAAGACCATCAGATGGTAATAGAGTTTCTACGTTTGAATCACAAAGTTTAAAAAAATCTCTTCAAAAATTAAAAGATAAAAAGCAAATCTTAAAAGAAGAAGATAATAATGGACTTCTAAGTGAAAAAAATATTAAGCCTCAGGAATAGGTTTATATTTATATACGATAAATTCGAATTTATAAAACATGAAAGTAAAACATTCTAAGTACAAGAATACTGGAATTTTATTTGAACTCCTTACAAGGCAGTTGACTTCCGACACTATTGCGGGGACTCAGCCTAAAGCATTGTCTTTTTTAAAAAAACACTTTAATAAAAAAACAGAATTATTAAAAGAGTATAAAATTTACCATACTTTAGCTACACAAAAGTATAATAAAGACAGCCAAGCATCAATGTTAATTGAAACATTGTTAAATGCCCATGAGAAGTTAAATAAAAGCCAGTTAAGAAGAGAAAAATATAATTTAATTAAGGAAATTAAAGACACATATAATATAAATGATTTCTTTAAAGCTCAAATAACTGATTATAAAATAATGGCATCTATTTTTAATTTACTTGAAAATAAAAAGGCAACACCATTATCTATTGTTGATTCTAAAGTAAATATTTTAGAACATATTACAAAAAAACAAATATCCATTAAAAAAGACATTGTCTTAGAAAATTACAATAAGCAAGATAGTGATACAAGATTACTTACTTATAAAATTTTACTTGAAAAATTCAATGACAAATATAGTGATTTACAAGATAATCAAAAAACCTTATTAAAAGAATATGTTAACAGCGTTAGTAATAGTCCTGCTCTTAAGTCTTATGTCAACCAAGAAATCAAAAAAGTTAAAAACATACTTGGAAAATATTCTAAAAAAGTTGAAGACAAAGCTGTAGCTATTAAATTAACTGAAACAAAAGGAATGATAAAAACATTATGTAAAAAAACATCTGTAAATGATGACAATGTAATTAACTTACTTAACTATTATGAATTAGTAAACGAGTTAAAAACTATTCATGGTTAGTCTTACTGAATTATATAATGTAAAAGAATCAACTTTAACTGAACTAAAATCAGATAGAGATCCTGCTAAGGGAAATAAAGGTAAAAATAGACAAAAAGATTTTTATTTTGTTGATGAACCTGCAGATCCTGAAACAGGAAAAATAACATCAAAGGTAGTTAAAAGACCATCTTTTAGTAATATGGTTAATGATATAGAAGCAGAAGCTCAAGATATGAAAAAATTATCTGATAATAACCCCGACGATATGGTATTATATAATCTATCTGAAGAGTTAAAAGAATTATATAACAAATTTAGAACGCACGTAAGAAGAAATTACAATGAATAAATCCTTTAACATACACGATTGGCAAGCTAAACGACGTTTAACTGAAACGGATGAATTTCAAAAAAGACAAGATGCTCTAACACCTGGTAAAAATCCTGATACTTTTTATGATGATAATTCTATTTTTGGTAAGTTAAGAAAAGATCCAGATTACATAAAAAAATTAAATGCTAAAAACGCTAAGAAAGATGTATCTGAATCATTAAATCCAGAAGTATCTAGAAATGTAGATAAGTTTATTAGAGCAATGGCAGATAGATATGATTATACTATGCAAGATGCTGTTTATGCTATTATGGCTGCTCTTAAACAAAGAAATTATGATGGTTTAGATGAAAAAGAAGGTGTAAAACATTATACAAAAGATGGTAAAGAATGGACAGGTGCAACACATAAAATGCCAAATGGTAAACTTATGACTCAAAGCCCCCATAATGAAGATAGTGAAGAATTATTCCATAAAGAAGATTTAGATGAAATAAACACAACAGGTGGTGGAGCTTCATTTAACGCAGGTTCAGGTGAGGGATACATGACACCAAACGCTTTTAAAAAGAAAAAAAAGAAATAATATGTTATTACAAGAATACAGACCATTCAAAGTAGACAAACAATTAGTTGAAGCTTCAATTAGAAAAAATAAACCCCTAATAGTTTCAGGTGTTTTACAAAGAGCAAATGCTAAAAACCAAAACGAAAGAGTTTATCCAAAAGACATTTTAGCAAGAGAAATGAGAACTTACATGGAAGGTCCAGTTAGAGAAAAAAGGGCATTAGGCGAATTAGACCACCCAGAAAGTTCAGTAATTAACTTACAAAACGTGTCTCACAACGTAGTAAAATGTTGGTGGGATGGTGATGATGTAATGGGTGACGTTGAAATTTTACCTACACCAGCAGGAAATATATTAAAAGCATTATTCGCTTCAGGTATTACTATTGGTATTAGTTCTCGTGGTATGGGTTCAGTGTCAGACAATTTGTCAGAAGGTACAGTTGAAGTACAAGATGATTATGATTTATTATGTTTTGATTTTGTTTCTACTCCATCAACACAAGGTGCATTTTTATCACCAAAAGGCTTAAATGAAGGTAAAATTCAAACACCCGCATTTAAATATAATAACGTAAATAACATAATACGCGACATTATCTGTGATAACACAGGTATGTGTAAATGTTAGTCGTGAACATTCGATTGTTCATTTCCTAAAAATTTTCCCGAAAAAATGTGGTTTTTGCAGATCTATTTTATATGTATGTCAAGCAATAAAGGTTACAAACAATAAAGGTTTTAAAAACAATTAAACTCTATGAGAGATTAAAAACACATAGTACTATATGTACATTATATTAAGGGGGACAATTCCTGTTTTCCCTTATTTTTCAATTAACCCGAATATTAACTAAAACAAAATTTATGAAAAAATTGATTTTAAGTTTAACTTTAGGACTGTTAACAGTTGCTGGAGTAAACGCACAGGAAAAAGGCGATTGGTACATCGG